AGCGGGAGTGGGAGTGGGAACGGCAGTCCCAATTTTAGTGAATTTGGCTCTGATGATGAAGAAATTTCTCGTATAAATCTTAATGACGGCGTGCGTGACCTGCCGCCATATTCCTTTAGACCAATCAATGAAGAATCTTCACGCCCTAATGCTCCTTTTCCGGGTCAATTAGCACAAGGATTAGGAGCAGCAGAAGAAGCAGAAGCACCAACACCAGGAGCAGGAGCAGCAGAAGAAACAAACTTACCTTTTAATAGTGGTAATTATGTAATTATTTCTAGTAATGGAGATCGTTTTTTACAGATGTTAAATGGTAATCCTCCGATAACTCCGCCGCCTTCACCGCCGCCGCCTCCGACTACCTAACCTGACCATATTAATTTAAATTGAATATAATAAGATTTACATTAAACAAAAATTTATCAACTATACAAAAAAAAAGTAAACGAAAAACAAAAAAAACAGACTTATGGAAACTAAGATTTGTTTTATTTATATATATATAATTGATGGGAAAAACAAAATCTAAATATAACAAAAATAAAATAAATAATAAAAAAAGGAAAAAACAACAGAGCAAGAAAAGACAAAAACCGGTTATCAACAAAAAATCATATAAAACTAATAAAAAAGGGACTCGTAAAAAGACACGCAAACAATTTGGTGGGTCCGCCGCCGAGGAGGAGGAGGACGATATTCCATACGGTACGGGTATATATGGCACGGCTGAGGAGGAGGAAATGTTACGAGAGTTTCATCTAAACGCTCCTCTCGAAGAACGCGCTTACGGTCCTCCATTTGTTAGGGGTCTGAATATGAGTAACGAAGCAAAAAACGCAAGACGACACGCGGTAATAGATACTCTTGGAAAAGAAATTGGTGTTTTGCTCCCCCAAGACCAGCAGCTCGTTGGCTTGTCCAAAAATATTGTAGATTCGCTTAGAATGAAAACTGCATTGGTATTTCAAGAAAGACATTCAGAAGATTTTATAATAAACACTTTAGATGGACAGACAGGATTAATTTCCGTAGAAATGACAGGAAACAACATCAACGATAAAATTATAAGTCACTTGGCGGAAAACTGCCCCAACCTGACCAAGATTGGCCTGCGCGACTGCACCCAAGTGAGTGACGAGGGGGTGAAGGCGCTGGCGAAGAGCTGTCACATGTTGACCCACATTTTCCTTCGCGGGACGGGAATGGCCGACGCCGGTGCCATTGAGATCGCGAACAACTGCCCTAAGTTGACAAAGATTTGGATTGACCAGACGGGAGTGACAGACGAGGGCGTGAAGGCGCTGGCGAATGGCTGCCACAAGTTGATCACGATTTTCATAGGCAGCAACTCCCAAGTGGGCAATGAGGGTGTGGAGGCGATTGGGAATAACTGCAACAAGTTAAGGTTTATTAACATAAGCCAGACCCAAGTGGGCGACAGGGGTGTGAAGGCACTGGCGAATGGCTGCCGCGAGTTGAGCATGATTAGCCTGCGCGACTGCATCCAAGTGGGCAACGAGGGCGTGGCGGCGATTGGGAAAAACTGTCCAAATTTAAAGGGGATTGTACTATCTGGCACCCAAGTGGACAACACCTTCGGGAACTGGGGCGTGAAGGCGCTGGCGGATCGCTGTCACAAGTTGAAAGAAATTTATCTCGACAACACGCAAGTGGGCGACAGGGGTGTGATAGCTCTGGCGGAAAACTGCCACGAGTTAACCACGATTGGCCTCAACCACACAGAAGTCACCAACGTGGGTGTCCAGGCCCTCGCCGCCTCGTGTCCCAAATTGTCAAATATTGGCCTCGACAGCACACAAGTTACTGACGAGGGAGTGGTGGCGCTGGCGGCTGGCGTCTGCAGCAATTATATTCGCATAATTGGCCTCCGTAGCATACAAGTTACTGACGTGGGAGTGATGGCGCTGGCGTATCGCTGTCACAACTTGAAAGTAATTTACCTCAACCACACGCTAGTCACCGACGCCGCCGTGATCGCCCTGACCACATACTGCGTCAAACTGATCAGAATTGACCTCACTGGAACCGATGTGTCCGATACCACGATGATGAACGCACAAATCCAACTGCCTAACCTGACCATATTAATTTAAAATTGAATATAATAAGTTCTATATATTATATTTAATTAATAATGGATGAAGGTGAGATAACGATAGATAATCCAGAAGACAAAGCAAATTTGATTGAATCAATAAAAAATGTTGTCTCTCATATTGTAATAAATTTGGATTGTATGCAATATCAAGATTACAAATTTGAAGAAAATTTTAAATCTGAAGTATATCAGTCTTTTCAGACTATAAAATATGAAGATTTTGAAACATTATATGACGAAATCATTGAATCAGTAATTAGAAAAAATGGATACATTTGGCGTTCATATAAGAAAGACTTGCACAATTTTGATTACTTTGATAATAAACATGAAAGTCAAATTAAACATTTAAAACAATGCCCTCAGCCTGATCAAAGAACAACAGAGTGGTATATATTTCGCAATGAACATTTGACAGGAAGCAATCTATGGAAAATTTTTGGCACAAATTCCACACAAAACCAATTATACTATGAAAAAATAAAAAGCCATCAAGTCCCGCTTGAAGAAGATTCGTTTATAAAGCCCAATTTGAACGATCAGGCACCAATGAACTGGGGACATAAATATGAACCGCTGTCAATCAAACTATATGAATACTACAATGATGTCAAAGTTGAAGAATTTGGATGTATAGAACATGCTAATATTCCTTATTTGGCGGCATCGCCAGATGGTATCGTGACTTCAAAAAGAAATAATGGACGAATGGTTGAAATCAAAAATCCGACAACACGAGAAATAACACAAATCCCAAAAATGGATTATTATGTCCAAATGCAACTACAAATGGAAGTGTGCGATTTAGATGGATGTGATTTTATTGAAACCAAATTCAAAGAATATGACTCTTATGTTGATTATGTAAAAGACAAATACAAAGTAGAAAAAGGTCTAATAATCGTGTTGATCAAAAATGACGTTGAACTTGTCTATGAATACATGCCTCTATTCAACAATTCTGAAAAATACATGGAAGAATTTACTGAGAACGTTTATAAAAAGTATGGATTCAAAGAAAATAAACTATATCATAATGGTTACAAATGGTTCAAGAATATCTATTGGTATTTAGACATATTTTCTTGTGTTTATGTGCCTCGTAATAAAAAATGGTTTTTGGCAGCTCTTCCCAAAATTCAATCATTTTGGGAAACAATCGTTGAAGAACGAAAAATTCCAGACTCTTATCTAAAATACAAGGCAAAGACCCGATCTCCCAATAAAAATGTAATGCAATCTGGAGAGAATGTTATAGTTTTAGGTTAAATTTATTATTTTATTAAAAAATAAGTAATAAGCATTTGTCCAATTCCTGTATAACACCATATGGCTGGTTGTTCGTGTATGTTTTTGGTTAATAATACACCTAAATATGGTCCTGTTAATATCATTGCTAATATTGGTTTAAATTTAACTATAGTCAATACCGGAATTACCCACATAAAAAAATGCAATCCAATGCTCGGAGTAAACCAATTTTTACCAGGACTTCTTAAACGAATATTCCAAGCAATATGTTTTTCACCAGAAAATGAACAAGTTTTTTTTCCACATAATGGTTCATTTTTTTCATCACACAATTCATTGTCTTTTACATAAAATATGCGACTTAATAATAATAATCCAGCAAAGAATGATAAATATATAAATGTAAAGTTGGGATTTTTGATAAAGGCGAATAACCATATATTGAAAAATAGTGGTTGGAAACATATATGAATATAACCCAAATATGTTAGAAATTTATTGTAGTTATTATTACATTGATTAATGACATCATACTGGAAAAATTGTAAAACTTCCATCAACGCAAAATATCCAATTCCAACTGAAGCATATATATTTTTTTGGTAAAAATAAATACTTGATAATAATCCTGTTATACCCACTACCAGAGAAAGATTCTTGGAAAAACACATTATATATTATTTATTATTAAAAATAAAACAATTTTAATAATATATGTTGTTAAAATTGTTTAATTTGTCTGTTTTGTTTAATTCGATAAGGAATGGAAAATGTAATTTGAAAATGGAATCTACATTGCATAAAGATTCCTTTATAGGTTCGTGGGCAATATATGAAAAAGACAAAAGAGATGTTATACATTTACAACCTCATGGAGCTATATATAGAACGATTGATGTAAATACAACGTCATATTCAGAATATGTTGGTGGGTGGGAGAAAATAGAAAAAACTGATGAATTTTATTTCAATATAAAAGACAAAAATTATTATGGAAAAGTAATTAATAACACTTTAAAAATAAACGGGACGGTTTGTGAAGGTAAAAAAGCACCTTGTTATATTAGCAATTTTACAATTGTTCCATTATTTGAACAATTTCATAATATTACTTTTATAGATAATACTGATAGTGATAATTTTGTCTATTTGACACAAGAAAATGTAACCGGAAAATGGGTTATAGAAAATACGCACACAAATCAAATAAATATTATAGAATTGTTCAATAATAATACGTGGACAAGTATTTATAGCAATAAAGACATATTGCGCGGAAAATGGAATTTATATAATGAAACAAATCAAATTAATACAAATATAGTGTCAAATTTGTTTGGAAAAAATATTTGGATTTCAATTGTCCCCAAGAATTTTTATTGTTATTCTGATAATGATATTATGTTCTTAGGAAAAATAACAAATTTGGCTATCACGAATGATTCGTTTCAATTACCAATATCTTCAAAAATAAATGGTTCTGTTGTGTATTGTTTTGAGATGGAACCAGAAATAAGTGAAAGATTTTATATGAAAAGATGGTTTAAATATTAATAAATAATTAAATACATTTTATGAATTATATTTCTTTATGCGGACTTTTGCCATTTGCAATACTTTCTATTCATTACAGTTCATATGGAATGGCAATCATTGTAATAAATGGATTTCTATTTCATAGTTTTCCAAATAATAAAATTTTATATTTTATTGATTTTACAACAAATTCTTTTTTTTTTATAAAGGCTTCTGTAGAATATTCATTTATATTTAAATATTTATTATTTTCATCATTTATCTTTTTAATGAATAATTATTACTTAAAAAAATACAAAAATCTATGCGAAATTATTCATGTTATATTTGTTCAGTGGGTTGGTTTATATTCTATAATTTCGGTTTATGAGTATAATGGAAAATTATTTCCAAAATATCTTTCAACATAAAATATAAAATTGATTTAAACTTATGTTTATTATAAAATTAATATCTAGAAAATATGGCAGACGATGATATTGAAATGTATGTCACAAAACGTAATGGTTCGCGAGAGAAACTATCATTTAAAAAGATTCTTGAACGCACCAAAAAAATTGGCGAAAGGTTTGAAAATAATATTAATCATTCCCAACTAGTAAATAAGATTATTGATCAGTTGCATAACAACATCAACACCTATGAAATAGACGAACTTCTTTGTCAGGTTTGTGCTTCACTCGCTTCCACCGATTATGAATATCATAATTTGGCCACTTATCTATGTATTTCCAATCATCAAAAAGAAACAAGCGACAATTTTATTGAAAATTACACAAAAATTTACAATAATAATGGCGGTTATTTGAGTTCTGATTTTATGAATATTATTGAAAAGCATGGCGAATATTTCAAAACATTTGTAGATTATGAAAAGGATTATTTAATTGACTATTTTGGTTTTAAAACATTGGAGCGTGCGTATCTAATGAAATATGATGGTAAAATTAACGAGAGGATTCAGCATCTTTGGTTGCGTGTATCAATCCAAATTCACGGGGAAGATTTGGAAAAAGTAAAAGAAAGTTATGTTGCGCTTTCAAACAAGTTGTTCATTCATGCAACTCCGACACTATTTAATTCTGGCACTACTCGTCCTCAATTGAGTTCTTGTTATCTAATTGGTATGGAAGATGATTCAATTGATGGAATTTTCAATACATTACATGATTGTGCTTCTATTAGTAAATGGGCTGGCGGCATTGGATTACATATTCATGATGTTCGCGCTAAAGGTTCAAAAATTGTTGGGACAAATGGAACATCAAATGGATTGGTACCAATGTTGAAAGTTTTCAATAATACTGCACGCTATGTTGATCAAGGAGGTGGTAAACGAAGTGGAAGTTTTGCTATGTATTTAGAGCCATGGCATGCAGATATTGAGGATTTCCTTGAACTGCGCAAAAATCATGGCGATGAAGAAATGCGTGCCCGAGATCTATTTTATGCATTATGGATCCCTGATTTGTTTATGGAAATGGTAGAAAAAGATAATTATTGGTATTTGATGTGTCCAAATAAATGCAAAGGACTATCTGATTGTTATGGAAAGGAATTTAATGAAAAGTATATGGACTATGTAAATGAAGAAAAATACGAAAAGAAGATTAAAGCACGTGAATTGTGGTTTCAAATTTTGGATAGTCAAATGGAAACAGGAACGCCTTATATGTTGTATAAAGACGCTTCAAATATGAAATCAAATCAAAAGAATTTGGGGGTGATTAAATCATCTAATTTATGCACAGAAATTATTGAATATAGTAACAAAGATGAAACAGCTGTTTGTAATTTAGCATCAATTAGTCTTAGTTCAATGGTGGACGAAACAACAAAAGAATTTGACTATGACAAATTAGAAAAAGTAACAAGCATTATTACTGAAAATTTGAATAAAATTATTGATGTAAACTTTTATCCGACAGTGAAAACAAAACGTAGCAATTTTAATCATCGTCCAATTGGTATTGGTGTGCAGGGATTGGCTGATGCGTTTGCTAAAATGGATATTGCTTTTGATAGCGATGAAGCTCAAATGGTAAATAAAGACATATTTGAAACAATTTATTATGCTTCGTTGAAAAAAAGCAATCAATTATCAAAGATTCGAAATTCTAGTGTATCTATTTTACAACAGGAGTTTATGTTTGATTTGTATAGAAAAATCCCTGGATATTTTGAGTGGTTTGTATATGTATTTAAGAATAATTACTACGATCCAGACTTTACATATTTTAATATTGGTAAAGACATTGAGGAACACGTGACGCTTCACTATCATGAAGCAAAGTGTTCTATTCGTGAAGTATTTGGAGACAATTATTACAAACTCATAGAGAATTATATCAATGAACAAGAAAAAAAATATGGGCGCAATGTGAATAAATATGAAGATATTGACCCATCTTTAAAATATATGTTGAAGACAAACTCTCATAATGGAGCATATTCAACTTTTGCAGGTTCTCCGCTAAGTGAAGGGCAATTTCAGTTTGATTTGTGGGGAGTTTCTCCATCGGACCGCTATAACTGGGATGAGTTGCGAGAAGAAATAAAACTATTTGGTGTTAGAAATTCGCTCTGTGTTGCTCCAATGCCTACTGCATCAACTGCTCAGATTCTTTCAAACAACGAGTGCTTTGAACCATTTACAAGTAATATTTATTCTAGACGAACACTGGCCGGAGAATTTGTAGTAATAAACAGATATTTGATGAAAGAACTGAAGGATGCTGGTGTATGGAGCGTTGATATGAAAAACCAGATTATTGAACAAAAAGGTTCTATTCAAAAAATAGATTCAATCCCACAAAATATCAAAAATAAGTATAAGATTGTCTGGGATATGTCAATGAAAAGATTAATTGATATGGCAAAAGACAGAGGCGCATATATTTGTCAGAGTCAATCAATGAATCTTTGGGTTGAAGACCCAAATTACAAAAATCTAACTTCGATGCACTTTTATGCGTGGCGGTCTGGATTGAAAACGGGTATTTACTATTTGCGACGCAAAGCAAAACATCAGGCACAACAATTTACTATTGAACCAACAAAACAAATGTCATCTAAAGTTAGTAGTGAAAATATTTCACATACTCAAGAAGAAGAAGAAGAAGTATGTGAAATGTGTTCTGGATAAATAAAAATTGATTTTGAATATATGCATAGCACTATTATAAATAACCCGATGAATCAAATTGTATCCCGATTGAAACACTATTCTAATTTTGTTCCCCAAATTTTAAAAATATATATGACTTGGATGATATTGCACTATATATCGACAATACTTTACAATCGGTGGTGCGCACCTAAAACATTATATGATGTTTTATTTCTTCCTTTAATATTTCACACTCCTCAGTGTAAAATATTACAATGGGCATTTACAACATCAGCAGGTTCAATTAATCAAATTATTCTTATTATAATTACCTGGGCGATATCTTATGTTACGCGAATTTCAAAGATAAAAGAATGATTAAAATAATTTATATGTTTTTCAACTTAAAGGATTTCCGATGAAATAGAGAATATCCGTGTTCCTTAATACCTTCAATGTGCCTTTTTGTGCCATAACCTTTATTTGTTAATAATCCATATTTTTCTTGATATTCTGGGTGGTCTTGAATAAACTCTTTAATGTATTTGTCTCTGGATACCTTTGCCAAAATAGAAGCGGCGCTAATTTCTTTATGTAAACTATCGCCCTTTATTATACACTCATATTGGATTGGATACAGAACATCGTTGTATAAATATGTAAAAGGTTTGAAATAATTTCCATCCACCAGAATAACAATATTTTTTAACAAATGATGATTATTCAATTCCCGTTCGTTATTGTTGCTGTTATCCAAAATTTGTTCAATAACACTATATATACTATTATGCATACTTTTTTGAGTTGCTTGTAAAATATTATACTTATCTATTTGTTCATTATCGCAAGAATTCACACTATAATATTCACAATTTTTAATAATATATTCGGCTACTGAGTTTATTTTTTTTTCCGAAGTAAACTTCTTACTATCCTTTAAAATACTTTTATCAAACATATCTTCTCCTTCTGGTAAAACAACTGCACCTGTATAAACAGGTCCAAATAATGGTCCTCGTCCAGCCTCGTCTACCCCAATAAAGATTTTTCCAGAATCCGCCATTATTTTATTATATTTAGATAAGATTCTTTCTTATAAATCAATTTTTATTATATAAATTATATATATATACATAATTTATAATGTTGTTCAAAAAACATTTGACTGAAATCTTACTTTTACTATTAGTCGTTTTTTTGTTTGCTTGGATTGGCGCGCACAAACAAACAATTGTTTCTTATAATTCTAATATAATAGAAAATATGGACACAGAAGATAAGGTTCCTGAGTGTTCGAGAAGTGTTAAAACTCCTGAGTGTCACGACAATATTTATTCTGAATATGACCCTGACGCCTACGATAATAAATACTTATTAAAAACAAAAATTGTGCCACCAGTGTGCCCTGCTTGCCCGAGTGTAATTAATAATCATAAACACGGCAAAAATTTATATGATGGGCTACTAGACGAAAATGGAAATTCTGTTGTAGCCGCCACAGTAGGAATTAATCAACAGAAGCAAACAGTATCAAGTTCTTCAAAATCAAGCAATGTTACAAATATTAAAAATACAACAATCAATAATAATGCAGAGGATAAAGATGAATCTGATGATGAATCCGAAGACGAAGATGAACAAAACACATTTTTTAAAAAGAAAAAAAGCAATAAGTCCTTATCTAATGAAATATTAAATAGACAACAAACGTTTTACGACAAACAAAGCAAATCTGAAAAAGAATCAGACAGCTGTCCGCCTTGTCCAGCACCACAAAGATGTCCTGAACCGGCATTTACTTGCGAAAAGGTAATCAATTACAGATCACCATCTACTAAACAATACTTGCCTATGCCAGTGTTAAATGATTTTAGTTCTTTCCCCTCGTATTCTTAAATTTTCTAGTAATACGTTTTGTTTTACATTTACTATTTATATTAAATGTTTTACACTTTGTTTCAATTGGAACAATTTTTATAACGCATTTTGACTTTACTCCATGTAATGGTTCGGTACAACCATTTTCTTTTTTTTTTGTAAAATTATCATTTTTTATTATATTATTACATCTCGCTCTAAAATGCTCATATCTCTCTTTGACATCGCAATATTTAAGCCCGCTTTTTTTGTTAAGCATTTTATTAACTAATTCGTGCAAATCATATATGTATTTTGAAAAAGTATATCTATTTTTCATGTGCTTATCTAAAAGCGGAAGCTTTTTAAAATTTTTAATCAAATTTATTCTACAATATTTACACGGCAACACGTATTTCATATTTTTAACCCATTGTTTGTATTTACTTTTTTGTAATTTTGTAGGATTATTTGGATAATTAAAACTAATCGCATGCAAAGAATGCCATAATCCAGGCCCCCATACTGCTGTCAACATTCCATCTTTGCTTTGATAATCTTTTTCTTTGAAAATTTTATTATTCTTTCTTGTTCTCATTATACTATTTTTTTAAATTTTTTTTTACACAATTTTATAGTCATAATTAATTATAAACATGATTTATTTTTTCTTTGAGCAAAACATGAGTTTTTTTTATTGGGGATGAAATATTTATATTGTATTTAGAAAAAATCACATTGAAATAGTAAGAATGTTCTCCTTTAATTATTTCATATTTACCAGTTTTTATGTTTTTGACAATCATTCGTAATATTAACAATTATATATTATAAATAGTATATATGAACTCCATTTATACTATTTTATTTTTATCATTGTTAGCAGGGGGATTGTCTTTTTTGGCTTATTGGGTATACTCGCAGTCACAAAAAAAAACATCAGATTATGTTGAAAATAATGAATTTAAAGATAAAAAATATCCAAGTGAAAATAATTTATTATTTTTTTATACTGACTGGTGCAAACATTGTAATAATTCTAAACCTGTTTGGAATTTGGTAAAAAAAGATAGCGACTTTAAACACTTTGATTTAAACTTTGTAGATATAAACGGAGAAGATGAAAAAAATTATGACCTCTTAAAAATTTACAAAATTAAAGAATACCCAACAATTATTTTAGAACGGGATGGTAAAAAATTCATTTTTGATGCTAATTTGACCAGCGAAACATTAATGAAATTTTTACAGTCCGTTTACAAGTAAATTAATATTTTTCATGTCCACACTTATCGCATATAAAATATCTATCATTGTGATATTCTGAATATCTTATATATTCATGATCGCAATTTCGTATAATTTCTTCTTTATTTTTTTGTAATTGGGTTTTCAGCTTATCAAATAAAATCCTATATTCTTTTGTTATTTCATTATATTCATCTGTGAGTCTTTCTTCGCATTTTAATAATTCATCAGTGTTTTTTTCGTAGTTTTCTAGAATAAAATAAATATGATCAATCAGTTTGCTCATTGTTATTACACTATATTGTTATAGCACTATATTGTTATATAAATATTATATATAATATATAATACAATACAATACAGTTATTTTATTGTTTTATGTAAAAAAATTAGAATTATCTTCTTCATCTTCATCTTCTTGTTCTTCTGTTTCTTCTTCTTTATTTAAAGAAGTATTTATTTTACTAATAATTACATCAATGCGAGCAGTAGTTTGGCAACATATCGCATAAGTTTCTTTTAAGGCTTTTAACCCAGAAACACTTTTTTCTAAATATGGATCTAAACTATCAGATAATTTATCATTATTCGTTTTGAGTTTTAAGGCAGAATTAATAATAATATTAATTTTCTTGATAGTTTCGTTCCTACTATCTTGACGCCTCCATCTTCTAATCCATTCAGGAACTATACTTTCATATTCAATGTTTAAATATTGTCCACGAGATATTAATTTTTGATTTACTTGTATTTGTTCCAGCACCTTTAAATTAACTAAAACTTCGTCTATATCCATATATTTATTAAAAACACTATAATATATAATTATGAATAATATTCCTAGATTGAACATAGACGAATTGTACGAAACAAAACAAAGAACTGATTTACAAAAGGTGAATATTTTCAATAAATTGCTCGAAAAAATTCATCAAAAAATAAAAGTTGCGTCTAGACAAAGAAAAGACAACGAATTTTGTTATTATGTAATGCCCGAAGTTCTTGTTGGGTATCCAAATTACAATTTTGAGGAATGTTTGTTATATATAATATCGTGTCTAGAGAGTGACGGTTTCTTGACAAAATATATACATCCAAACCTAATTTTAATTTCGTGGAGACACATTGTTCCTAAATATGTTCGCGACGAATACAAAAAGAAAACCGGCAAAACAGTTGATAAGTTTGGAAACATGTCTGAAAAAGAAATAGAGAATTCTCAAAAAACTATAGGTTCGTTTAAACCTGAACCTGAACCTAAAACAAATACTTCGTCTACAACGAAAAGTTATGAGCCATCTGGAAAATTTATTTATGATAAAGACGTTTTAAAAAAAATTCAAGAAATATTATAATTTTTAACTGAAAAAGTCAGAAATACTGTTTCTAATTCTGTCTTGAGTACTTTTAGCTTTATTTTCTATATTTTGTTGATTATTTGCATTTTTGTTATTCGGATTCGGAGTCTGATTCGGAGTCGGATTCGGATTCATATTACCATTTGAATTTTGAGAGTTGCTCAAAGATATTGATTCTGATAATATTTGTGGTTGTTGTTCTACTGCAGGTATCTCATTGAGTGACGCATCATTATTCGGTGAAGTCGTATTTGACGATGGAAGAGAATTATTTACGGATTCTTCTGCAACCGGCAT